CTATGAGGCACTTGAGGATGACGATTGGACGAAAGAAGAAACATGGATAAAGGCTAATCCGAATCTTGGCGTGTCAGTATCGCTTGACTACCTCAAATCAGCATGCAAAGAGGCTCAGGACGTGCCCGCCAAAGAGAATACATTTAAGAGGCTCCACTTGAATATCTGGACAGAGCAAGAGACTCGATGGTTGTCGATGATTAAATGGAATGCTTGTAACGAAAAATGCGACGAGCGGGTACTTATCGGTAAACCCTGTTTCGCTGGGCTTGACTTGTCATCAAACACAGACATCACAGCCTTCGTCATGGCTTTCCAGATAGATAATAGCGTTGTTTTGATCCCACGTTTCTGGATTCCGAAAGAGAACGCAACGGAACGCGAACGCAAAGACGGCGTCCCTTATAGTGTCTGGGAACGGCAGGGATTTCTTACGATGACCGAGGGCAATGTTATCGACTATGAATATGTTATTGACGACATACAAAAGGATTTTGAGAAGTTTGATGTGCAGGGGATTGCTTTTGACAGGTTCGGATTTGAGGCTGTAAGGCAGAGGTTTATTAAGGTTGGTGCTCCTGCTGACAAGTTTGTTTCCTTTGGGCAGGGTTTCTTGTCTATGTCCCCTCCGATGAAGGAACTGGAAAAGTTGGTACTTGAGGGTGCGATCATACACAACGACAACCCTGTTTTGAAATGGATGGCGTCTAATGTCGCTGTACTCCAGGACCCGGCAGGCAATGTAAAAACAAATAAAGATAAATCGAGCGAGAAGATTGACGGAATAGTATCGGCAATAATGGCTATCGGCCTGATGACAGTTGACCCCGGTGCTGAAAGTGTTGTTTATGAAACTCGTGGAATGAGATCGGTAGGCTAAATGTTTAATCCCTTAAATATATTCAAGCGTCCAAAGGTGGAAGCACTGACTGCCCGAAGCAATGACGGATGGCAGGGCTGGTTACAAAATGGCATACACACTGACGCGGGCGTTACAATCACCAATGATACGGCTTTGCAGATAAGTGCTGTCTATAATTCCATCCGGATTATCAGCGAGGATGTTGCAAAGCTACCATTGCAGGTATTTAAACGGCTTGAAAAGGGACGCGAACAGCGTAGCGATAATAATTTATGGAGGCTGTTTAATCAGTCACCAAACCCTGAAATGGACGCAATGTCTTTCCGTAACACCTTACAGGGGCATATCTTAGGATACGGCAATGGATACGCCGAGATCGTCCGGGATATGGACGGCGAAGTGGCTCAGTTATGGCTGTTGAACCCGGCGAAGGTTACACCGATGCGTCGCGATAACGGACAATTATTCTATCGGGTAATAGACGACAAGGGAAACCCCAATGACGTTGACCCGTTTAAGATATTCAGGATTCCCGGCTTCGGCTTTGACGGGGTTACGGGATACAATGTAATTAGCTATGCCCGGCAATCTCTAGGGCTTGCCCGCGGAGCTGAGTTGTTTGGCTCTAAGTTCTTCGGGAACGGTGCGAAAGCATCCCTTGTCTTGGAAATACCACAGGAACTAACAGAGAAATCAAGCGACAACCTCATTAAGTCAGTCAGTAAGCAGGTTGGCAGAGAAAACCAGCATAGCGTACTACTTGCCGAGCAGGGAGCGAAGTTCTCGACATTGTCGGTAAGCCAGAAAGATTCTCAGTATTTAGAGACAAGGCAGTTCTCAGTTCGTGATATTGCCCGCTGGTTCAGGATACAGCCACATAAAATTGGGGATTTAGCAGACGCTACGTTTACAAACATCGAACATCAGTCCCAAGAGTACGTGAGCGATACCCTTACCCCATGGTTCGTCCGATGGGAGCAAGCTATATTTATGCAGTTGATGACCCCAGAACAGAAGGCCGAGAAGCTTTATGCTAAACATAATGTAAACGCCCTGCTCCGCGGTGATACAAAATCAAGATTTGAAGCATACGCAAGCGGTATTATGAATGGATGGTTCACCAGGAACGAAGCAAGAGAACGCGAAGAACTTAACCCACTCGACGGGCTTGACGATCCACTTGTGCCCCTTAACATGGCGGTGGTTGGCGAAGAGCCTGTCGATACGGGAAACACTGGTGCATTCGTTGAAGATATTGCAGCAAGGATTACTACGGCAGAAGAAAAGGGACTGGCATCGAGAGTTGGCAAGGCCAATGAGGACAGAGACAGATTCAATGAATGGGTTAATGGATTCTATGAGAAACACGAGCAATATATAATTAAGTGCATAGCTCCGTTGAATATATCCAGAAAAGTAGCAGACAGAATGGTAGTCGAGGGGATTTTAAACATCGCCATGGCTGACGATCCGGCCGCCCATTTAAAAACATGGAACAGGAAACAAGAAATAGTAGACATAATCAAAGAGGCTTTACTATGTACGACCAGATAATAAACGCATTCAACAATCAAGTGTGGGCAGTAATGCCGGATCACATGGAAATGATAATGAGATGGCTCGGCCCCCGCCTGGCAGGTGGTCCAATGCCGGAAATTGAAGCCGCACGACCACGACCACAAACCAGAATTGACGGTAAGGTTGTTGTATTGCCGATGGTTGGCACGATGACACAGCGGGCGTCTATGATGACTGAACATAGTGGAATGTTGTCAACAGATACACTCGGAAAAATGATCGACCAGCTTGCAGACGATCCATCTGTTAAGTCAATTATCCTCGATATAGATTCTCCGGGTGGGAGCATGTTTGGTATTGAGGAATTGACTCAAAAGATTAGGGCCGCTGGAAATAAAAAGAGGGTTGTTGCTGTTGCAAATTCACTCATGGCATCGGCGGCATATTACACCGGTTCGGCGGCAAGCAAGGTATTTGCGGCTCCGGGTGCTTTAGTTGGCAGCATTGGTGTGATAATGACGCACGTAGACCATAGCGAAGCACTGGCTGCTGAGGGTGTTAAATATACGTTCGTAACCGCTGGTAAGTATAAAGCTGCGGGCAATGCCACGGAGCCTTTGAGCGAGGATTCACAAGCGTACATGCAGGGACTTGTCGATCAGGGATACGATATGTTCCTTTCTGCGGTTGCTCAAAACAGGAGAGTATCTAAAAGTAAGGTCAAGGAACAATATGGACAAGGTAAGGTACTGACTGACAAGGACGCTTTGGCGGTTGGTATGGTTGACGGAATCCGAACCCTTGACGAAGTAATAAGCATGGAATTAAGAAGAAAACAAAGATAGCTTTCACGCGGTAGCGGTTAGCGTCTCGATTGTATAGTTTAATTATAATGTAGTTTAAATTTGAAAGCAGAATATTATGAAGTATTCAGAAATGCTCGCAAAGCTCAAGGCTGATAATGCCCGGATCGTTGAAATAGACGGCCTTGCAGAAACCACCGAAGAACTTAAGGCCGAGCAAGACACTCTAATTGCCGCGTGCGAAGACATGAAGGGCAAGATCGAGCGCAAAAAGGCGTCTATTGAAATAGACGGATATGTTGCTGACGCAGAGGCAAACCCTCCGCTGGAAGCTAGAGTTATTATTCCACAGGCTATTGTGCCCAATACCCCGACTCCGAAGTACGATGCTACGGTAGTTCCAGTGAAAGCAACACGGCTTTATGGTTCAATCACATCGTTCGCTGGTCCAGATAAAGAGATTAAGGCGTATCGTTTTGGTCAGTGGTTTATGGCTACGGCAGGCGTTCAGTCATCTATCGACTATTGCAACAATACCGGAATGCCTATGGCAGTCCATAATGAAGGCACTAATACCGCTGGTGGTTATCTTGTACCAGAGGAATTCGGCACAGACATGACCCGTCTGACGCTGGAATATGGTGCGTTCAGGGCTAATACTAACATCGTTCCAATGATGAGCGACACCCGGACAGACCCGCGGCAGACTGCCTTTATGACGGCAACATGGGTTGGCGAATCCGAAGCTGCAACCGAATCCGACATGGCTTGGGACCAGATCAGACTTGTCGCTAAAAAGCTGAAGGCTGTAACACGTATCACTAATGAATTGAGTGCTGACACTGCTATATCTGTCGGCGATCAAGTTATCAGGGACATTGCTCGTGCGTTTGCTCTTGCGGAAGACACTGCTGGCTATAATGGCACAGGCCTCTCTGCTACTGGTGGGATTACTGGCGTAATTCAGTCGCTCAGTGATGCAGCTGGAACTCCGACAACCACAAGCGCAGGCGGTATCATTGTAAGTGCGAATAACACCTACGCTGAAATCACACTTGCAGAATTCCATCTAGTTATAGGCACATGTCCTACGTTTGCTCGCAGAACTGCGAAGTGGCACGCTTCTCCACTTTTCCATAACACTGTTATGATGAAGTTGCAGACAGCGGCGGGTGGCAATACGGTTTCGGATATTTCTAATGGTGGACTTGCTCCATTCCTTGGGTATCCAGTCGTTCCCGTTGAGGTTATGCCTACGGCAGCAGCGAACAGTCAGATTCCGGCATTGTTCGGTGACCTCTCTCAGGCTTCCAAGCTTGGCGATAGAATGGCCCGTACAATCTCGACCTCCGAACATGCTACAGTTAACGGTGTAAATGTTTGGGAAGTGGATCAACTCGCAATCAAAGGTGTAGAGCGAATTGATATAAATGTCCATGATGTTGGTTCTACTTCGGTAGCAGGTCCGATTTGTGGCCTCCAACTTCTTAACTCCTAATTTTGAAAGGATTAGATTATGATAAATTCAAATGAAGGCAAAAACGCGATTTCTCCGGGAATTGCAGTAACTAATGCAACTGCGGAACACACGCTGGACATAGATACGTCTGGTAGCGACCAGCTTAATCTTTACATCACCTGTGGTACTCACAACTCAGCGACAGAGGCTATTGATACGGTATCTGTTTACGAGAGTGACACAGTTACGCAGGCGACCAGCATGGAACTGATTGCAGCTCTGTCAAGCGGCACAGCAACAAGCACGTCGGCAAGTAACATTCTGCCAACTGCTGCTGTTATGGCTCTTGGCGGCGTTATCCAGGAAATCCAGATCGACTTGCGGAAACGCAAAAAGTATGTCGGTGTTGCGGTTGTTTCAGGTGTCGTCGCGGCTGGGTGTTCTATTAGTACGCTTGCCCGCTTGACCCGTAACGAACAGTCTGCGGATTCTGCGGCTCAGAAGGATCAGGAAGATTTGGGTGCGACCAATGTTAGCGGTTGTATGCAGGTCATCACTATTGAAACACCAGTTGTTACTTAATGAAATTCCTTTATCGGGGGTCGTCTCGTTGGCGGCCTCCAACAATGATAAAGGAAAACAAATTATGCTAAAACTAAACTTAGGTAGTGGAAAATTAAAGATTAAGGGATACGAGAACATCGACAAGATTTATGGAACCGATGCGTACCCGCTTCAATTTGATAGCGGAGGAGTTGATGAAATTAGGGCATCTCATATCTTGGAGCATTTCGGCAGGTGGGAAGTCAAAAAGGTATTACGTAATTGGGTAGACAAACTTCGCCCGGGTGGCGTTTTAAAGATTGCCGTACCGGGATTCGATAAACTAATGGAGTCTCAGGCTCGCGGTGACAAATTACCTGCATCGCTAGACGCTTATGTCTTTGGTGGCCAGACCGACGAAAATGACTTCCATAAATCAATGTTCACTGAGCCTGTTTTAAAGGCGTTGCTTGAAGAGGCCGGTCTGGTAGATATTCAGGTATGGGAATCGCAGTTTGAAGATTGTGCAAGCCTGCCAATATCCCTAAACCTAAGAGGCCAGAAGCCCGGTGGGCTTGAAACAAAAATACACGCCGTTATGACACTCCCAAGATTAGCCTTTACTGCTAATATGTTCGCGGCGGCTACTATATTCCCGAAACTCGGCATTGCTATTGATACCCGAACGGGCGTGTTTTGGGAGCGAAAACTGACAGAGTTAATTGATCTGCATTTAAACGACGGAACTGAGTATATAATCACAATGGACTACGATACCATGTTTAAAGAGGAGCACGTTCGTAGATTGATACAGTTAATGGGCGAAAACCCCGACGTTGATTGCATCGTGCCCGTCCAGATTATGAGGGAGAACGAAACCCCTATGTTTGCTATCGTTGACACCGAAGGCAACGGCAAAGAAGTGCCTTTAACGGAATTTGATTCGGAATTAGTACAAATAGCTACAGGCCACTTTGGGTTGACAATTTTCCGTATATCTGCTTTTAAGAACCTTAAAAAACCTTGGTTTTTAGGTAAACCTAACGAAGACGGTGACTGGAAAGAAGGTAGGATCGACCCAGATATATATTTCTGGCACAATTTCTATGAGGCTGGCAACAAAGTGTGCCTTGCAACAAACATAATGATAGGTCACATGCAAATGATGGCCACATTCCCCGGTCCGGCACGTAAATCTTTCAAGCCGGAGCATTATTATATGAATCAGCTAAGTCGCGGCGAATGGCCGGAACACTGCGTGCCTAATGTGGAGATGAAGAAATGACCCTTATATTATTTTGGCTAACAGCAGGTTTCATTGGTAGATGTTTATTGAAGCATGGGATGGTTCTGGAATTTGGCTCAGGCAGTTGGGACCGTGGATGCAAAATAGCATCATCCATTTTTATTATTGGAGGCCCTTTTGCTCTGTGTTTTGTCGTATTTATAACAAGAGGCTACTGCTTTAAGACTAAAAGGGGATTATTGAAATGAAAATAGAACTATTAAAACCTTACGGAATGTCGGCGGTTGGTGACATACTTAATCCAGGTCAATCAATCACAGATATGTTGATCGAACGAAAAATAGCTAAATTGGTAATTGTAAAGAAAAAGAAAGCAAGAAAATGCTCAAATACCAAGTAACGACCGAGCCGACAGTAGAGCCTGTATCGCTTGACGATATGAAGTTGCATTTACGGGTTACGTGTACTGCTGATGACGACCTTATTACGTCTTTGATAGTGGCGGCACGTGAATGGTGTGAAGATTACGAGAATCGTGCTTATATCACTAAGACCATTACGGCTAATACGTTCTGGCTGCCCAGCAGGATTATTCTACCAAGACCCAGACTGCAAGTTACTGATTTAGTAATAACCTACGTGGATTTAGCTGGTGATACTCAGACATTATCCAGCGATCTATACGACATTGACACGATAAGAGAGCCGGGACAGGTAACGCGGGCATTCAATGCTACTTACCCATCTGTTAGAGGTGACGTAAACGGCGTGACGATTGTATATAAGGCGGGCTATGGCGATGCGTCCGCCGATGTCCCCGCTAAGACAATTCAAGCTATAAAGATATATTGCGGGTTCCTGTATGACAATCGTGACGGCTCAATGCCATTTGATGATAAGCCAGTTAAATCTTTACTGAATGCAAGGGTAAAAACAGTATGAATCCAGGCGAATTAAGACATCGAGTAGAAGTTCAGACGAACACGCCGACAAAAGACCGTACAGGCGGTGAGGTTGATTCGTGGGCTACTACATCGACTATATGGGCGGAAGTCCAGACCTTGACCGGGAGAAAACTGGAACTTGCACGGCAAATACACGCCGAAGCAACGATACAGGTCAGGACACGCCTTTGCTCGACTGGTACGGGTGCTTTTGATGTTTCTAATCGCCTTAAATTTGGAGAGCGTATTTTTGAGCCGGTATATACCGTCAATGAGCATGAACGCAATATCATGCTTATGGCAATCTGCAAGGAAGGGGTAACGGTGCAATATGGCTGATGGAATGGTATTAAGTGGATTTGAAGGATTGGACAGAAAACTACTTTCGCTCGAAAGAAAAGTTGCTAAGAAGATCGTCAGGAAAGCAACCCGCGAATCGGCAAAAGTGGTATTAAAGCAAGTGAAAGCCAATGCAAAATCGATGATCGGCGGCAACATGGGTGCGTTGATTGCTAAAAATGCTAAAGTAATTGTGTTCAAGTTTCAAAGAAAAGGTTCTTACGGTGTCCAGATTGGCATGAAGCCGAATGTACCGCAGTTTGATTATTGGCCGATCGGTTCAAGTTCTAATCTAGCAAATCGGAAATCAAAGGGTAGAAAGAGTTACATTCCAGCTGCTATTGAATGGGGACACGGCAATGCAAGGCCGATTCCATACATCAGGGCAGCATGGGCATCAACTAAAGTACGTGCAGTTAAAAAAATGGCAAGTGAACTAAGACAAGGCATCGAAAAGGAGGCTCTCCGTGGCTGAAACAGTAAAGGTTAATTTAGACAAGGCGTTATTAAGTCTTAAGATTACATCTATTGTGGCAGGGGCTTTGATTGCTTGTGCTGTTGTTTATGGACAGATTGACGAACGCATGGATAATACCGAGAAGAAGATGGGCATTATGGAGGAACGAATGAACGGTATGAAAGAAACGGTTGATAAGATTTACGAAATTGTAAATAAGTAAGGCATGAAATGAGCATAACAGCCTCAAATGTAGGTCAAAATAACGGCGTAGTGATGCCGGTTGCCTCCGATGTGAGACTCGGCGAGGAATACGGTTGGCCCGATACCAGAACGGGTACGCTCAATCCGGGCGGTGCGGCTCCGGCAGCACCTGTTATAACGAACGTAGTGGACAATGGAGACGCAGACAGCGTTACAGTGTCCCTTACTGGCACTGGCACGCTTCAACTGTTCTACAGGCAACGTTTGGCGTCCTCATGGACTACCGGAGAGAATAGGTCAGGCGATGGTGATATTGTGCAGACCGGATTGACGGCAGGCACATGGTACGAGATGTATGCAACCGCGACAAGCGGCGGCACATCCGCACCGAGTAACCTGGTAACGATTTATCTAGCCAGTGAGCCGGGGACAGGGACGATTAAGTCTGCTATTTACGCGATCCTTACGGGCGATGTAAATGTTACTGCCATTGTGAACGACAGGGTTATTCCGGGCGGTGATCCGGCACGCGGGGTTGCGGCGGTTACGTTCCACCAGATTAGCGGTATAAGAGATCACACAATGGACGGGCCTGATGATTATGTCACCCCGACTTTCCAGATAAATTCGTTCGACAGAACAGATGCAAAAGCAGAAATATTAGCCAACACTGTAGCTGATGCCCTTAATGGGTTTAGCGGTACAGTGGATGGCGTTTCAATATCGTATTGTGCCTTAGACGATCAAGGCGATTTAGACGACTTTGAAGCAAGCGATCACCAAGTAAGTCGGCACGGTGTCCGGCAGGATTATTTAATAAGCTATACAGAATTGTAATTGAAAGGGTAGTACAATGGCAGGAATAGGCGGTTTCGCAACCACGCTAGGTGGGACAGCTAATTTTACTGGTACAAATGTCATCAGTGAAGTTGTAACGGTAGCTTTGCCTGAATTAAGCATGACTGATATTGACGTATCGAGCATGGATTCAGCGCAGAATTACATGGAATTTATTGGTGGTTCGGTTGATCCTGGTCAAATGGATTTGGTGGTTAATTATACGCCAGCCCAAAGAGCCTTATCTATCGCGGCAGTCGGCGATGCTAACGAGGTATGGACACTTACATTCCCCGATGGATCAACTTACGCAACTGTTGGGTATATCAATAAGAACGGTGCGGGCACAGCTGGGACCAATGAGAAGATCACGAGCTCAATAGGCATCAAGTGCAGTGGTATCCCAACGCATGTAACCGGCGCATAATCTGAAAGGGTAGACTCATGGCAGGAATAGGCGGCTTCGCTACCAAAATTAACGGTTCTGAGGATTTCCAGAATTTCAATACAAATGCAACGTCGGTAAGTGAATTAAATGGTGACATAAGGCACATAGTTACTGTTGTCGATCCAGAGATTTCAATGACGGATATTGACGTTTCAAGTATGGACTCCGCTCAGAACTATATGGAATTTATCGGTGGTTCTAAAGACCCCGGACAGATAGATGTTATAGTCAACTACAGTTCTGATGACTTCGACGAGATTTTAGATGCATTTGGCGAAGACAATCAAATCTGGACAGTATCATTTCCTGATGAATCATCTTTGTCTGTAGATGGTTATTTAAACAAGCTGGGTGCGGGAACGGCTGGAACAAACGAAAAATTAACTAGATCAGTAGGAATTAAATGCAGTGGGACACCAACACATAACGCGACATTTGTGTTACCTCCTGCGAACAACACGAATCTATAACGTATTAAGGAGAAAAAGTATGTATTTGAGTAAATCAGATATTTTAGAAGCAAAAGACATTGAAAGCGAAGTTGTTAAAGTCCCTGAATGGGGCG